TTATTTGCTGTATTCTATTATGTCCTCTATTCCGCATCCGAGCGCCGTGCATATTCTGTCGAGCACATCGCTGTCGTACCGTTTGACGCGGTTCTTATAATAGTTATCAATTATCTGATACTGTATTCCCGTCCGCTTGGCAAGCTCGTATCGGCTGATATTCAGTTTTTGCAAAGTCGTATCAAGCGTAAGTTTTATCATAGCAACAGTATCCCCTTTTTAAGTACATTTTATTAAGGATACATTCGCTTGACAATTCTCTTGTATAAGTATATATTTATATAAATATATACTTAGGTTGTGAATATTTTGGAGAAGCGTGTTGTCATCGCCGGGTGCAGAAATTACTTTGACTATGCTCAAGCTAAAAAATATATAGACCTATGCTTAAAAAACATCAGAAAACAATTTACTATAATAATCATTTCCGGCGGCTGTCGTGGAGCCGATATGATTGGACTGCGTTATGCCACAGAAAACAACATGACTTTTGAAGTTTACAACGCAGATTGGATTCACTTCGGAAAAGCTGCTGGACCTTTAAGGAATCGCCACATGGCAGAAGTATGTGATTATGTCATTTGCTTTTGGGACGGAAAAAGTAAAGGTACTTTTTCAATGATACAAGAAGCCAAAAAACTTAATAAACCGCTACGCATAAAATACATATAACAAACCGAGCGCCCGCATTTGCAGGCACTCGGTTTGAAACTCGGCAAAGTCCTCACCGCCGCAGCGTAATCTCCGAAGCGGGCTTTCGTAAAGTGAAATGTCTCGCCGTGCTCGACGTGAAATAATTCACTGCGTGAATTGTGAAATTTGATGCTTCGCATCAAGTGAAATGAAATTTGCCCGCGCTTGCAAAGCAAGCATTTCACATCTGCGAAGCAGATATTTCACAGCGAAGCTATTTCACTTGCCCGAAAGGGCAAATTTCGTTGAAAAAAGCACTTGCAAATGCAAGTGCTTTTTTCATGGTGGACACGCACGGACTCGAACCGTGGACCTCTTGCGTGTGAAGCAAGCGCGACAATGCCGAAAGCCTTGAAAAATAAAGGCTCTCTGAGTTTTTTGTTAGATTTTTGTTAGCAACCGTCGGAAAATCAGGTTGAATCAGGTATGACGAAAAGCTGTTGAAATTTTCTAAAATCGTGCTATAATGCAATAAAGAGCCTCCGGCTCTATATCCTATTTCTTGTGGCTCTCGGTCTGACCGGGAGCTGCGTTCTTTATAAAGCAAAAAACCGGGCAGAGGAAAATCCCCTGCCCGGCCATTTTTTAGTTCTAAGTTATGACTAAGTTGTGAGCAAGTCGGTCTCAAAACGCACGCAAAACGCACGCAAGTTAAGTTTAAATCATGCCAAAAATTTTGAGCACAAGCACGATAATACCCACAGCATAAAGCCCAACCTTATTTAGCAAATTATAAAGGATTGCCGTTATCATCACTGTTCCTCCTTTGCCGAGTCCTTGAAGCTCTCAATGGTAGTATTATCATCGGTATCAAATCCGTAGTCCTTACGGAACGCTTCATTGAATTTGCTCACCGTGGCTTCTATCAGCATTTTCAGCTCAAGGTCGGTAATCGTTATGCCCTTTTCATTCAGCATCTCAACGATTGCTTCAGCAGCCTTATCATATTTCTCCTGACCGTGCAGATCCTTGTAGAGCTGCTCGATAGCCTCGACGCAGGTCTTGGCAACCGCTTTCTTCGTCTTGTCGTCAAAATACTTCTGAAAGAGCTTCTTCGCGCATACGCCGAGGTATGATGCTATAGCTGTCAGAATGGTGCAAAGAATGCCCATTCCACAGCTGTCCCAAAATGCTTTTATGTATTCCATGTGCTTGTCCTCCTTATTTAAGCAGCTGATTTACTTTCTTCTGAACTTCGGCAGGATTATAGCCCGCCGCTTTGAGTCTGATTTTTCGAATCGCGCCATTGCCCCATTTGCCCTCGATGACCTCGCGTGCAACAGTGTCAACGGATTTTTTCGCCGGCTTTTTCTGACCGTAAATAATTTCGTTTACGCGCTTCTGCACTTCGTTCGGGTCATACCCGGCATTGCGCAGGCGCGTCATACGGTCGGCACCGTTGCCCCACTGGCCGTTGATTACTTCGTGCGCAACTTCATCGACAGATTTCCTTGTACCCTGAGGCTTCGTCTGCGCCGCGCCAGCGACATAGTTGACATACGGCAGCTTACCATGCTTCGACCAGTTGCGGCGATTATATCCTGCCTTGGTACAATTACAAGCAGTTATCTGCACTTTGTTTGCCCAGCGCGGGGTGCATTCTACAGCCAGTCCATTGCCAATATAAACGCCGATATGCCCCGGAGACCACAGGGCTTCTCCGATTTCGATTTTGCTGAAGTTTGTGCTGATGCCTGTACACTTCTGGATCATCGTATCCGCATTGATATCCGGCACGCCGTTCGAAGCGTACTTCGCGCCGCCGTAGGGTTTGGACTTATCGCCTGTCCAACCCCAAAGCACGCCCTTTATAAGGCAGACGCAATCAAAACCGAAGGTGTCAGCTGATGCCGCTTTTATCATCTTCTGTCTGCTCGGGTCTCTGTTGTAGTCGTTATTGTTGCAATAACGCTGTTTGTTGGATGCCGTAAGCGGTGCGCCGAAGCAGCCGTTCACATAAAGCGTCTTGTAGTGCAGCGCGATATCCTTTACCTTCGCTGCGAGTTCTTTGTTTGTCATAATAATAACCTCCTTATTTTTTATAAAGCTGCTGCTCAATCGTATCGATTCTGTGGTGCGCCTGTTTGGCTGACGATTCGACATACGACAGACGCTCAATGACTTTGCCGATCCGATCGTCCTGCTTTTCCTGCTTTTGTTTGATATCATCAACGCCGCTCTTTATGTAGCCAAGCTCGGTCAGTATGGTGCCGTCCTTTTCACCCTCTGCCTTGATGTCGCGCTTGCCGTTGCGCTTGTATGCCACATAGCCAAAGACGATAGCGCATATGGTGCTTACGACGCTCAGCACCGTCAAGAAGATGTTTACACCGCTCATGTAGTCACCTCCTCGAAGTAAATGCCCACAAGCTGCGACGGTACATACTGCAAGATAGTACCTTGACCGTTGCTGTCGTCGCGTATGCATCTGTAAATTTTGCCGCCGTCGAGATAGTACTTGTCCTTGAAATACCGCATACCGGCAGCGGCAGTTATCGGATTCTCTATAGTGCCGTCCTCGCCGACCGTGATGCGTTCCCAGTGCGCCGCCACATCCTCCGGCAACCATGTCGGATTTGCCGTTATAGCGTTGTAGCAGCGATAGAGCCCGCTCGGTCTGCGGACTATACTGCCGACGGCATAATCGACATACCCGCTCCACAGCGGATAAAGCTCGGCATACTCCAAAGCTTCTGCGTCCGTCGTGACCTTTGTCAAAACGCCGTCTATCTTGTCGCGATAAGCCTTTGCTTCTGCTCGCGTTATGCGTCTGCACCTCCTGTGATTATTTCAAGCGCTTCCGAATCGGTGATTTGCTCTTCCGGCGCGTCAATTTCCGCCCAGTTTTCGGCGCTGTCGTTTACACCAAGATAAACCGTTACCGCCGTTATATCGCCCTTTTGCAAGACCTTTCCGTCTGCCGCCGTGATACAGTTGCCATTAATCGTCATGATGTCACCACCGTCCATCCTTTGTTTGTCGCCACTGCAAGCGTAGTTTCCGGGATTCCTGCCGCTACGGCGGGCGTACTTTTGAGAGTGATTATCCGTGCCGTTTCCGATGTTGATATGTCGGGCAGCGTATTAAAAAACGCAAGCACCGCGTCCGCTTCCAGCGCCGTTGCTGTTAGGTTTATATCACCCGGAAAACTTGTCAGGCTCTCTCCACCCACAAAAAGGAGTTTGCGAAGAGAATAGCACGCCATCGACGGATAAAACGGGTTAGTCCAGCCTGTGGTCTCGCTGATGTCGCAGGTCAGCTCTCGGAGATTTGTGCATTGTCGGAAGGTCTCCCACCAGCTTGTCAATTTGACCGTCCCCAAAAAGCTCTTGAGTGTGGTTATGTAGAGCCTTGTGTTTGGCTCACAAACCCCCGACTGTGTTTTGACATATTCAACTGCCTTTAAAGCATCCGGAATTTTATTGCCAAAATTGTAAAAATATCGACACCCGGTCAAATTGCCCGCCGTCACAAATGTGTTTGCTGGGTCGTCGTCTTTGCGCAGGATTATATCAACGACACCGTCGTTGATATAGTAGCTGCCGGTCGCCGTATTTGACCAAACGCGATACCACCAACCCGACGTTTCCAACTTGACGACCAGCTGCTTCGTGCCGTCGCTCATCGTATCGGCGTAGTCTGCGTAATTAAAAATGCGAGTCACAATGTGGTCTCCACTTGCGCCAGTGCCCGCCACTGTCGCCGGCTCGTCGTTTTCAAATGCTACAAACTCACCGTTGACAACTTTTCCGGCATACATCGTGCAAGTGCCTTCACAACGGAATCCAAACGACACCTTATTGGTACCATACGGGAATAACTTAACAAGGCAATACATCGTCCTGTTTGCGACCTTGTCATAGTCGGGCAGTCTAAGCCATTCGGCGGGGCGGGTGCCCTGATAGACTTCGCGCGGGTCGGACTCTGGCGCGGAAGAGCCGCCAGTTATCGCGTCAACCGCGTCGCCGAAGCCTTTGGCGGAGTCCCATGCTATCTGGTCTGCGCCGCCTGTCTTGACTCGGATGCGGTTAGCCGTGTAGGTCATAGCGGCATCAAGCGCGGCGGAGTCAACTACCTTGTCGTATGCCATCAGTAACTACCTCCCGTCCATGTCGGCAGGGCGGCGAGGGTGTCCGCGACTATCTCCGCCTTGTCTGCCTCCGTCCAGTAGTCGGTGCCTTTGACCGGAGTCTTGCCGTTTATACCATCTTTACCGTTTGTACCGTCCGCACCTTTATCGCCCTTTTCGCCACGCGACGGCTTGCCTGTATCGGTAGTGCCTAAATACCAATTTCCGTTAGTGCCAATAGTCGGCGTTATGCCGTCCGCGCCCTTATCGCCCTTGAGTCCGACATCCGAGCCGTTGTACTTTAGCTTGCCGTCGGCGGCGGAAAGCAGGTCAAGTGTATCTTTGTTGGCGTGGTTGTGGGATTTTGGGACAAGTGCGTCAAGTGCCGTCTTAACATTTGCGACATTCGGCAACTGCGTGTTGGTATAACTAACACCTTCGGCGGTTGACGCGCCACCACCGCCTAAAGCCTCGCCGCCATAGGTCGGCTTGCCGTCGGTTTCGGCAAACTTATCAAGCACCGCCTTGTTGTCGTGCGAATGCCGTGCGGCGGTGTTAAGAGCTATCTCGGCGGCGAGGCTGTGCGAGAGCCGCTCTGTGCCGTCCGGGATTGACAC